ATGCATCAGGCACAGTTAATATTTCAAAAGCTCCTTCAGTAAAATCAGTAGCTACGTATCCTGTAGGAGGAGTAACTGATGTAAACGTTACATATCTTCCAATTTCTAAACCGTGTCCTACTTTGTTTACAGTCACATTATTTTGACTCGAGAAAGTATCAAATGTAGCTCCAGTAATAGCTGTATCTAAAGGGGTGATATCGTAAAAAGCTTCTCCGTAATATAAAAATAAACCTTGAGATGTTCCAATAGCAGTATATCGTTCACCTTTTAAACTAGTAAATGCTAGCTGAGCTCTAGCTGCACCGGGTAAAGTTTCATTGGCTTGTGTAAGTTGTGTCCAACCTCCTATTTTTTCTGGTGCTGTATATCTAAAACGTACAAAGTCGCCATCTACCCATTGTCCTGGAAGAGCTGACGGTACACTTTGTTTATTAAAACCTGCTGCAAATTTGACTTTTTTTAGTGCCATAGTCTCAAATATATAGGGTTTTTAATTTTTTTGGTAGTATTATATTACAATTTTAACTCACTCAAAGTATTATCTGAACCCAGTATTCCTTTATAAAAAGTATTAAAAGCAAGACTTATTCTAGTATCTTGACTTTTTTTAGTATCTACTCGATGAACCACGGATGATGGAAACATTATTAACTGGCCCGTTTTTACAGGAAACCACCACGTATCTGAATTCCAAATATTATATTTATCTATCTCGGGTTTAATTTGTTGATATTCTTTTGGATATGTAAACTTAATACTGTCATTTTTATCATCTGCGTTTAAATAAAATACACCTGATATGATTGAATTTGGATGAGCATGAGGATGGTGACGTTCTCCTTGTTCCATATAATTTATCCAAGATTGAGTTACATATAGCTCAATTTTATGTTTAGGGGATATAATTTTATCTAAATAGTTTTTACAGTTTTTATCTATAAAATTTTTTATACTTTTTAATTCAGGTTTATTTAAAATATAGGTATCTTTTGTAAAAGAGTTAAAGTTTTTATTCGTCTTGTTTTTTTGATTATCAACAAAACTTAATTCTTTTTTTGTAAATGGTCTATTTATTTCTGAAATATAAACAGGAGTTGGAAATAGACTATGTGTATTATACTTCATCCCACGCTGTTGTATCAACATTCCAAACGTGAGTATCTGCATTAACATTTAAATGAGAAGCCTGTGCATACCATTTTTGTTGGTCTTCATCCCATCTAATGTAATAAGGAGCTTGGTCAGGTTGTGTACCTACAACGTTTCCATCCTCTGTTATATCTTGTCCTGCTAAAGGATTAGCATATTCTGTAATTGATGGATAAGCTACTGGAGCTTTCCAAGTAAAGTCTTCATTACTTAAATGCCATGACGCATAAGGCTGTGGTTCTATAAATCTATCTGCAGTTTCTAAATATACAAAAGTTTTTCCAGCAAATACGTTTCTAAAATTATTGTTATAAGATGTTTGTTTCCAAACATTTTCGTTTTCTGCATACATGTGTTTAAACATATTAGCAACATATGTTTCACCATCTACATGCATATCGTTACTACCTAAAGGACCGTTAGAAGTTTGTATGTCGTTTGAAGCTACAATAACTTCCTGTACTGTCCATTCAGGTTCGTTTGTAAATGGATTAGGTTGTTGTTTGATTCTTGCAAAATGTGCCATAATAATTCTCCTTATATAATATTTAAAAATGCGTGTAAATCATTTTTTACCTTTAAAAAACGCCGGTAGACCAAGCATGGGTCGGTCATCAAATATAACAGCATTCTTAGTTTTTTTGTTATAGTGTAAAAATACTTGTGCACAGTCGGCTCCCTTAAAAGGTTTTCTCCAGTGTTCTAAATCACATCCTTTGTATATCAACATATCTCCTGGATTCAAATCTATTTTAACTCCTTTTTTGCCTTCTTTTCCTGTAGGATCTAAATAGATAGGCCAATTTTGACCTCCTAAATTTAAAGTTGTAGATATATCACAGGCCATTCTATCCTTATGTCTTTTTAAAACATCACCTTTCTTATATATTCGTCCATAAGAATAATTAGGGTGTAGTTTTAAACCTGTTTCTTTTTCCATAATGGGTTTAATGTGCTGTAATAAAGTTTCAAATACAGTATCAGAATATATACAAAACGTTTTAGGAACTTGAGTATCACCAAAAGAACCAAATAATTTTTCTTCTGGATTAATGTATCTATGGTGTATTAAAACATGAGTTAAATATCTTCTGTTTAAAAAATAATTAAATAAAAATGTACAAAAATTTTCATCTAAAACTTTTTTTAAAACTTTATATTTATCCTTTTTAAAACTCATTTTATATCTTTATTGTAATAATTTAAATTAACTACTAACCTATTTTTTTCATCTGTGCAAGTGGTTCCTGTATGTTCATAACGTCCGTCAAAAATAACTACTCTATTTTCTCGACTTAATATTTCTCTACCATTTTTAAAAATAGTTTTACCGTTATTAGTATTAACATAATAAATAGCTGTCCACCATTTATGAGTCCAGTCAAAATCAGTATGGTAATCAAATGTTTTAATATTTTTAGTTTGTAATAAAAGATTAGCTTTTATTCTAGCTATTGCAGTAATGTTTAATTTTTTTACTAAAGGATTTAACATATCACAAAAATCAGAGTTTACTCCTCCTGTTTGATAAAATAAATGTGAAAATTGAAATTCATCTTTTTTATTGTTTTCAGTTACACAACTAAAGTACCAAGGAAAATGACCACTGTTCATGGTAACATTTATTTTATTAAAACTTTCCCAATCTAAAAAATGATCATATACAAAAATATCTTTCATTTTTATTTAAAACTATATCCTAAATTCCACACGACTAAAGAATATCTAGTGCCTCGTGTAATGGGTGTAACTCTATGCCAAGTATCTGAAGGAAAAACTATTAAACTTCCTTTACCTCCTATTTCTTTTACTCGATGAGGTTTACATTTTTTTACATCTTGATGATCTCTAAAATCAAATTCAAAATGTCCTCCTTTATAATCTTTGGGGTCAGATAAATTTATAGTCATAGATATTTTTCTAAGTTTATTATGTGTATTTAAATTATTAGGGGTGTCATATGGTAGACTAGTATCTATGTGCCAGTTATAAAATTGTTTGGGTCCGTATATGGTAAACTGAGCGGGTTCTGTCCAATCCCATTGAAAATTCCACTCTGCTTCTTTATTTGCTTGGTGCACAAAAGGTTGAATTTCTCTGTAAAGCCATGCTTCATCTAAAAAAACCACATCAGAATTTCTATATTTTTTTGTATTTATTTGTTTTTTATTTGTTACTTTTCTTACAGTTGCTTTTTTAACTTTGTGTCTTAAACCATACTTAATAACATCATCACAAAATTTATCTGATACAGCTTTTTTAAAATAAAAATATTTATGTTTTAAAATCATTGATGCATCTCCTCTTGCCAAGCTATTCCATTTTCTTGCCAATATACTGGCCAGGTCCAACTTGTCATAGAATATTTAACCCCTGACGTAACGGCAGATACTGTATGAGGATGTGTTACTTGACTTGGCCATATTAAAGCATGTCCTATTGGTATTTTTTTATTATCAAATTTTTGTCTTGGAAGTTTAAGCACACCACCTTTAAAATCATTATTTAATTTAACTACCATTGTTATGTGACTTACATCATTATGTAAATGTAATTCATCTTTTTTACCACCATCATACCTAACAATAAATGGGTCAAACCAACCTATAACTTTTGTAGAAGGCCATTCTTTTTTTATCATTTTAGAAATAGTTTGAGAATAATGTATAGTGAAATCTTCAAAAAATTTTTCCCCTGCAAAATATCTAGAACGCATAATATTAAAATAAAGTGTTGAACTTTTAGCTGCTCTAGATTGATGCCAATAATTAAATTTATTTTTTAATTCATCTCCTATGTTACAAAGTTCTTTACAAAAAGATTCGGTAAATAAAGGTGTAATTAAAATGTCTTTATGATTTTTATATTTTATTCCAGCATCTTTATGTACACCTTTTAAATAATCAATCATTTAATAACACCAAGACACAAAAGAATATCTTGTTCCTTTCTTAATAGGTTTAACTAAATGTGGGTATAAAAATGCAGAAGGAAAAATAATTAAATCTCCAGCTTTAAATTTAATTTCATAATCATCAAATAGTATAAACTCTCCACCTTCATAGTCATCATTTAAAACAGCAACAATACTTAGTATCGGTATCCCTTTTCTTTCTCCAGTAAACAAATCATGAATGTGATCAACGTGTTTAGACATTATTTGATTTTTTTTATATCTGTTAAATCTAATTTTAGAAAATCCATTCCAACTATTAATTGTATCTCCACCAATTTTATCAATAATAATATATCTCTCTATTGCTTTCCAAGTTAATTTCATTAACTCTTCTAAATAAGTTAATTTTTCTCCCCAACAAATATTAAGTTCTTTACTTTTATTTTTAACGTAAGTATCACTTGCATCTTGCAAGTTTTGATATTTGTGTTGTTCCCAAGTTTTATCTTTTTTAAGTTCTTTTAAAGAAGTTTTTAAGATATTATTAGGAATCCAATTATCTAAGTGAAGTATATAGTCTTTTAAATTTTTCATTTAATAAATTTTTTAGGTCTTAATTTATTGCCTAGTTTCATTAGTTTCCAAGCTACATTAACAAAATAATTTTGTGGTTGAGAAATTGCATGTGCTTTAAATAGTTCTTCTGTCCACTGTAATCTTTTTAAATTAAAGTCATCATTAAGTTTTTTACTTACAAATCTCACATAATATAAAGGTTGATTTTCTTTTATTTTAATTGGTTTTTTATCGTTTAATATTTCAAAAGTAAAATCTACAGGTCTTTGCCAACTATGAATATCAAAAGTTCCGCTAATAAATTTAGTATTTTTTACCTCACCATGTAAGAAAGGAGGATAAACTTCTAACCACACAGGTTCATCTGCAACAAACATGTACGAAACCAAAACAGAGCATAAAGCTTTATCTGTATCTGTGTATTGTCCAAATCTAGGGTCAACCATATGATCTACGAAGCCTTGTTTTTGGCTTACCCAAATTCTTTTTTCTTCTCTAAAATATTTAATTTCAACATCAAAAGGAGATTTAATAACATAAAAATTTTTTAAAAAATTAAAATTAGAAGGACACTGTTTAAACATACTATTTGTGTCTTTGTAAAAATCTAAAATTTTTTCAGGTTTTTTTATCATTCTTTCTAAAGATTCAATAAGATGATATTTATCAGAATAACTTTTTTTAAATGGTAACCAACCTATTTTTGTCATTCCCAACTTTCCCTATTTCTAAAATTAAAAGCTATGGCATATTTAACAGTATCATTTATTATTCTTTTTGTTTTATGTCTAAGATGTGCTCTAAATAAAACAATTTTATTTTTTATAACTTCTGTTTTTAAATTTAATTCAGGAAATTCTAAGTAATGTCCTTTACAAGTATTTAAAAATAATACACCTGATATACTGTTGCCAGAATGATCATGCAGGGCAGTAAAACAATTTCTTGTCATTTTATTTCCCCAAGCATCTTTTAAATATGAATTACCCATTTTTGTATCTAAATTAAAATGATCTATGCAAAAAGAAAGTGCAGCATTTAAATCTAAATCGTAAATAAAATGCGTCCAATTTGTCATTTCTCCACGAACATTAGTTCTATGGTTCATATTATTTGGAAGAGTAATACCGTGTTCTATTTCTTTAATTAATTTTTTTGTATTTATATTTTCTAAAATACATTCATACAAAAAAGTTGGTTTTTCTATATTTCTCTCTAGAATTAAATTAGTCTGTTTTACTCTAATAGCTTTCATAATGTATTGCTACATTATACAGATAAATAAAACCTTATGCAATGGTTAAAGTACCAGTAGATAAGAAGGTAATTATTGCACTTCCATCTTGAGAGGTAGTTATTGAACCTTCTGGACTAACTGTAACAAGAGGCACTAAAGCAGTAGGACATCTTAAATGAACTCTACCAGATCCTCCCGTTCCGTTTCCTCCGCCTTGAACTGGGCCGCCGCCTCCGCCGCCGCCTCCAGTATTTGCTGCAGCGTTTCCTCTTCCACCGGCTCCTCCGCCAGACCCTCCTGATCCGCCAGATCCGCTAGGTACGTTTCCAAATCCACCGCCACCTCCACCAGAGAATGTTTGTGAACTTGGTGAAATAAATGTAGTTGAAGTTCCGCCGCCTCCTGGGCCTCCAGCATTAGCATGGTTTCCTGGGCCTCCAGAAGCTCCTCCGCCTCCGCCACCAGCTGCTCCATAAGCAGGTGCATCTAGTGAACTAGGTGATTGACCTCCTTGTGCGCCTTCAGGTGGAGAGTATCCACCAGCATTTCCACTTCCTCTTGGATTAGAACTTATATATCCTCCCGGACCAGATCCACCGCCTGCACCTCCAGGTAGACCAGCACCATTTAGATCGGGAGCTCCTTGATTACCTCCGCCACCGCCTCCAGTTGAAGCAACTGCAAATGAAGAACCTGTAAATACAGAAGAATCAGAACCACTATTACCTCTTCCAGATTCCGGTGCGGCTGGGGTTCCTGTTTTTGATCCAGATCCTCCAGCTCCAACTGTAATTGTGTATGTTCCTGTTAAGACGTCTTGTTGACCTTGGGGAATAGAAAATTCTCTCATTCCACCGCCGCCTCCGCCGCCGCCATAGTTGGAACCTCCAGCGCCTCCGCCAGCAACAATTAAATAACCAAATGGAATTTTATTTGCTGCAATTGCTGTAAGACCAAATGCTCTTGATGCTGATGCTCCAAAACTTCCTAGTAGTGGCATAATCTTTCTCCTCCTAATTTATTACGCAAACTGTGTTTGAGACGCTAATACTGTAAATGTCGCCGAACCAGTTTTAATAACTGTATATGAATAAACATCTAATGAACTTGCATTACCAGAAGTTGGCGCAGATCCACCTTGATATTCTGGAGTAACACTTGATCCATCAATTTGAACTGCAGAATTATAATAAGGTGTGCTACCTTGTTTTACAATGTGAGCTATAGTTATTGATTCACCTGTGTCCATGATAGAGTCTAAAGATGTTGAGCCGTCTCCTCTAATGTTTAGAGTCCAGTTAGCTCCTGCATCTGAAGTAAAGTTCCAAACTGCTTGTGTAAGAACATCGTAGTTAATTGTCCCTGTAGCAGCTGTTGCTTCAGTTGTAACTTTTTCTGCAACACTTTGAATTTTACCTTGGCCATTAAAAGTTGCTCTTCCATAACCTTTTGGTGTAATGTTTAAATCTATATTAGCATCTCCACCGGTAACAGATATTGCTGGAGCAGCTCCAGTGGCTGCGTTTCCTATTGAAAATTCATTAACTGCAGATCCAGCTGTTACAAATTTAATTTGTTCATTTGAGTTTTCATCTAAAATAGCTTTTGTATTATCAATAATAATATTTTGTGCGTTAGTGTCTAAGTCTGCTGAAAGTTGTGGCGAGAAGTCAGATGATAATTCTGTAAATGCTGTATCAACTACGTTTGTACCATCTGAGTACACCATTTTTGTGCCTTTGTCAGCTGCTGCCCAAGTTACTCCAGTTCCTGAAGTAGTTTTAAATGTAACGGTATGAGCACCAGTAGTTGCGTTATCAACCACAAAAGTTTTTTCAATCGAATCAGGAATAGTTACGTTAACTGCTCCTCCGATTGTTCCTGTTAATTTTAATACTGCGTTTTTACCGTTTGATAAAGCGCCGTTTGAAAAAGTTAAAGTTGCACCTGAGGTGATACCTACGGCATCATAACCACCGATTGCTTGTTCTAAAATTAATAAGTTTGTGTTTGTAATTTGTCCCCAAGTTCCTGAGTTTTCTCCAGTAGCTTGAACTGTAAGTTTTAAACTTGCTGATGTCGAATTCGCCATATTTTTATTCTCCGATTTTCTTAATTTATTAAAAATTTATTATAGTGTCAAACTATAATTATGCAGCGTTTGTATCGACTTCCTGCCATCCTGGAGGATCAACTGGTGCTGTGCCAGTGTTGACTTCGTTCCAAATCAATACATTTGTAGCTGTACCTAAGCTAAAAGTCAAGGCATTTCCTGAAGGAAATACATTACATTCTGTAAGCACATCGCCTACTGAATTTAATGCAGCTGTTAAACTAATTCCTGTAACATCTACTGGTGTATTTAAATCTACTGTTTCAGCTCCTAATGTCATGGTCATGGTTTGACCATAATCAGGATCAGCTATAAATGATCCATTATTCCATCTAGAATTGCCCCATGTAGCATCCCCCCAAGCCATGGTAGTATCACCAGCTCCAGTGTTTGCATCTCCAGTAATATCAAAATTATTTTGACCTGGTATAGCCAAACTCATTGACATTTGTTGACCAGTAATTTCCGCATCTGGTGCAGGGTCTACACCTGAGAAGTTTTCAGACATAGCCATTGCAAGTAATTCAGTTTGACCATTACCCCAAGCCAATGTGCCCCAAGAAGATTTATATCCCCAGTATCCAGGAAGTTTAGATGTTATTTCAGCAATTGTAATATTATCTCCAATTACTGTTCCTAAAGTAGCGGACATTGCAATACCTGAAGGTTGAGCAAATGCAGGATTAAAGTTTAACTCTGCAACCATTGGTAGACCTGTTACCTCTTCAATAAAAGAAGCAAATGCTTCTACAGTTGCTGGAGCAGAAACAGTTAATGGATTACCTGAAGGTATTACATTTGAGTCACCATTAATTGTTGAACTACCAAGTCCTTCTGACATTGTCATTGCAATACCAGTGACTGCGTGTAGGTTTCCTGACTCGCCCCAAGTTTCTATACCCCAGGCGTCAGAACCCCATCCAACATTTATTTCATTTGTGATTGTGATGCCGCTATTATTAAGCGACATAGACATAGCTTCGCCGTTATTCCATTCACCAAAGCCCCATACATTAGCACCCCAAGCAACATTGTTAGGATTAGCTACTGGAACTGTTAAATCTTGGTTTTGATTCCAAGCTCCTTGATTCCAAGAATGAGCTCCCCATGAATTAACAACCATATCCATGATGCCACCCATACCAATGCCATGGACGTAACATAAATAATAAAAATCTGTGAAAGAAGATGGAGTTACTTCTACGTATCGAGTTGTGGCTGCGTTGAACGTAGTTGTGTTTGTGTATTGCGAATAAGTAACAGCTCCATCTAAATAGTAAGTTACACCAGAAGTTAGATATTGATCTTTGCTAGTAGTAGTAGAAAATATTAAAGGATGATTGTCATTAGTTCCGGCACTTTGATCAAAACGCAAAGTAGAATTTGCGACCCAATCAACTGTTCCAGGTCCCGTTGCATTTCTTGCACCGTCTAAATAAAATACATTACCTGTGCCACCGCCATAAAGACTCCCACTTGCTACGGTGACCGTGTAAGTTTTATTTGCCATAGGAGCTTCCTCCTATTAGCCCGATATTCTTAGTATCGCTGCTGTTGATGTTGGCGCTGGAAACTGAATTGTAAAAGTTCCTGATGTAGCTGTTTTGTCTGCTCCAAAATCTAAAACACAAACTGCATCAGTGGTACCAGACCCTGCTCCAGCTGTTGTATTATAAATTAAAGCACCTCTTGCAGTCAATGTTACTCCTGTAAAAGATCTGTCTGCAAAATCACATCTTGCTACACCTGCAGTTATAGAGGTACCTAGGTTAACTAGAGCTCCACCACCTTGAGTGTACTGACCAGTGTTTCCAACTTGACCACCTGTACTGTCGCCAGGATAATTAGTAGTTGAAGAGTTTAGAGTTGCTGTTGAAGAGTAAAGAGCTAATTTGTACGTATCACCACCAGTTTGTTTAAAACTCATTGCTCCATCTAAAAGTTCTTTTTTAAACGAATTACAAATTGCTTGTGTTATGGCCATAGTTTTCTCCTTATTGTTTTCCTATTCGAGGAACACCACTTTGGTATTCATCTCGTCTTCGTCTTCCCATTTGTTCAATTGAGAATCCTTTGACTGCCTCTGTGTATTTTTTATCATATAACTGGAGCATGTCAACGGGTCCTTTTAAAAAACCGTAAGCCTCTACAAGGCAAGCATACAATAAGCCATTGGGAAATTTTTGACTTAGATATGTAGTTGGAACTGTACTAGATAATCCTGGTGTTTTCAAGATGTAATTTAATTGAATTGTGTAGGTCGCATCAGGAGTAGGAGCAAATACTAAAGTGTCTTCATCCCAATAACTGTAATATTTTGGAACACCAGTCTCTCCTTTTGGATTATACTCTGACATAAAATTAGTATCTCTATACTGTAAAAAATCTCTATTATCTGCTGCGGCAGTGCCATCAGAGTCTACAATTTGAGCTGATCTAACAATTAATAAATCTGCTGGGGTATCTATAAATCTAGTATTTAAAACTAAATTAGCTGTCACATATCTTCTGTTGTTATCTGAGTCAACTTCTCTTAAAATTCTAAGTTCTGCATCTTCAATAAATCCATTTAAAATAGTATCGGTAAATACATTACTAGACACTTCAGTGTAGTCTTTTATCTTTTGTTTTAATTCTGTGTATGTCATGATATGTTAATTGTTACACTCCCTATTCTCATTGTTGCTTGTCTTGCAGCACTAACTGTGCTTGGATCTGCTGGAACCATACTTTCACTACTTACAGTTTGAAATGCAAAATCTCCAGGCAAATTTAAATTAGCAATAATTCCTCCGCCTCCTCCAGTCAATAAATTAAATTGTTGAGGTCTTGGATGTTGTAGTCCTTGAGGATCTGCTGAATAAGGTGTTGGTTCTAATTGTGGTTGTTTAGGTTCATACTCCGAAGTATGAACTCTTGCACCGTTCCATTCTTTAACCATTTCTCTATATGGGTATGCTAAACCTGATCGGTCTGAAATAAATAAAGCGTGTTTTCCTTTTGCTGTGTTTCCCATAATTATATACTCGGATAATAAGTTCGAGGAGCAATATATACACTAGCTGAAGAACCATCTTCTTCTAGAGCTCGTGCTAATTCATCCTCATAAATTAATTTTAATTCTTGTATTCTTGGTGTTGCGTATTTCATAGATAGATAATACGTTAATCCTGCAACCATGCAAGGTACAAATCTGTAAGGAACATCTGTTGCATTTGTATAATCTCCTGCATCTTGAATTCTTTTTTCATAATAAAAATTTATGACATTTCCATTTTCTGTAGAACCAGGAGTTAAATATAAAGTAATTAAAATATGGTCTATGAATCTTTGAACAAAATATTGGGATGGTTGACCTGTAGAAGATTTATTAGATAAAGCTTGAAATTGAGATCTATTAATTTTTTCTAACGGCGAGTCTACACTAGAAGAATTTCTGTAAGACATTTCTAAAATTTCTGTAGCTTGATTAACAAAATTAGTTACAGCAGCTCCGTTTGAATGAGTTGCAGCTGTAGTTCCATTAACTCCTCGAGTTACCCCAGTTAATTCTAAAGAATTAAAACCAGTGTAAGAAATATTTTCAGATCCTACATTTATAGTTCCTGTAGTAGGCATACGATCTTTAGAGGCAATGGTAATTCCTGTAGTTTGAGCTGTAGTGGTAATGGCAGCACTCAAAGTAGTAGTTACTCCATTAGAGTTTCCATCAGAAGTAGCTCTAAAAATTTTATATTCATTTTGACCATCTACCAAAGTAATATTAGTATTTGCTACTTCCCAAAAATGAAGACCTCTATTTCCCCATTCTTGAAACATTATGTTTAAAGAACGTCTAGCAGTTTTTAGATTATAACCGCTCATGTCAAACTGACCAAGTCTATTATAAGACTCTTCAATTATCTCATCTATTGTAAACGTTTTGTCAAACGTTGTTGTGCCTGAAGTAACGTTAGCCATTTAAACTCCTAGCTATAAAATACAGAACAAACTGTTATATGCTCAGTAGTAAAAGCAACTGTTAAATCTGTTTCAAATAAAATTGGTCCAGGAAAATTAATTACTAAAGGTGATGCACCTGAAGCTGTGCCTGTAGTTTTGTATTTAAATCTAACAGTTCCCGAAGCTCCACCATCTTTTAAATGAAAGTCTCCTGCAGTTCCAGTTGTGTTTAATACAACTCCATGAGCTCTTGTTCTTCCAGATTTTACAATTTTATTTTCTGTAGTAACGTTTGAATTAAATACATCACCACTTGATCCATATGTTTGCATATCTTCTCCTTAAAATTTTATGCGGGCCCGAAGGCCCACATCTAATTATTTATTATTGTGAATCAAAAGGTGTTGCGATTGAACCTGAACCAACAAGTTCACCTTCAACAGCATATAAATTTGCTGCAACCGCAGTAAATTTAATTCTTGAACCTTTTAGACCACCCGTTGTAGCAACAGATGCTCCTGCTTCACCATTTAGGTTAACTTCATTGTTAGCCGTAGCTGGAATAAATTGTTTTCCAGCAACTGAAGCATCGATACCAATTGTTACACCACCAACAAATTTGTCAGCAGTATCTTTAGTTTTGATAGTTCCAGTGAAATCATCAATAAAAAGAATTTCAAAAGTTGTACCAATTGTGCTTGGGTTATTAGGATCTCTGCTTGGTCCTGCCACTGCAGAATCAGCCGTTGCATTAATTGCAGGGATAGTGATTGCAGTAGGTGTTCCAGTAGGATCCATAGTTACAAGTCTTCCTGCGTGGTCTGCAACAGTTAAATCTGTAGCTAAAGTTAATGCAGGAACTGCTCCTGGTCCTATTGATTGAAATCCGCTACGTGATCGTACCGGACCATCGAATGTAGTGTTTGCCATAATTATATCCTCCTAGTTTCCGAACATAGTCTCTAGGCCGTCGACTATACGCGTCTATGTTCTGATTTTAATTGTATAGTAAATTATTTATATATTAGATTTTAGTAGAGTGCAAGAGAGCCTACGGTATTTATGCATTTCAGCAATTGTAGCTTTAGATTAAGTAGCTACAGAAACTTGTGGAGCGGCACCTTCAATAGTATTTTGCCTGTGGGCAATTTTAGCTTCTTCAAGCTTAATGTCAGTAATGACTTTTTTAATTTTGTCATCGATTCTGACCATGTCAAGAGTATATCTACCATTAGACAGATGCTCCTGTTCCCACTTCAACTCCAAGGACCTTTTTTGTTTGTAAAGGTCTTGTATCATCAACAACCTCCTCATAGGTTATTCTATTTAACGGGCCGAACATTCCCGTCTTTTCCCATTTTATATCGTTTTCTCCTAGTTTGTCAAGTATGGCTTTTTCTACACTTTCAGCATTATCTTCAGCTAATATAGTAAATTTGCCATGATAATCATAGGCCCAGATATTAATGAGAAGTTTTTTCATGTTTTTCTTTCTTATTTTTAGATTGAGGCGGAACTATGTTCCGCCTCAAAATTATTTATTAACTTACTCCAGGTGAACCGAAAATTCCTCTAAAGTCAGAAACACCAAATTGGTATCTTTCTCTAGCTTTGAATCTTAAGTTACCAGTATCGAAGTCACCTTCCATCGCTGTTTTGATCGGAGTTCTAATGAAATGTTTCATTCCATTTGGAACATCCGTAATGATGAAGAATGCATTTGGATCAGTTAAGAAATTGTTCACTCTGTAACCTTGAGGAACCATTCCCATTGATCTGATAGCATTGATATCATTATCAGCTGTAGCAGTTCTGCCTTCAGACTTCATTAGTCTTTCAGCTGTAAATTGCAGAGCAGAAGGAATAATTAACTTAGTTCCTTTAGCTGCAACTTTAAGACCTCTTTCATCAGTGAAAGCAGCAATGTCAATTAAAGACTGCTCTAATGATGTTTCGTTAAGGTCTGCTGCTGTTGCAAGTGTGTTTGATACAGTACCAGCAATTGTCGGGTGGTTAGTAGCAAATAAATTGCTTCCGTCACCAGAAGTGAATCCACCGCCGAATCCATTGATTAATGGATTAACTGCTTTAACTTGCTTAGTGTTAGCCATTGATCTAGCTAACGCTTTTGTGTATCTGCTTGACAGTCTGTCATACAGGTTATCTTCTACCGCTTCCTCAGTAATCGCGAAGGCAAGAGCCACAGTTTCCATAGTGTATCTTGCAGTGTAAGTTTCTTGAGCATTGTCAAAAACTACACCTGAACCTTCAGGTTTTACTTGAGCATTAGCGAATCCAGATAACATTACTTCCTCTTCGAAAGCTCTGTCTGAAGTTTCTGTCGCGTAGATCTCAGCATGTTGGTTTTCGTATCTTTTATATTCCAGTCCGAATAGTGCATTCAGGCCTGGTTCTAGTTCTTTAACTAGTTGTCCTCGTGATATAGCCATGTTTTATCTCCTATTCTAACTATTATACGCCAGCCGTTGAGTTCAAGAAGTGTTCATTGATCATTACAACAAAGTTAACATGCGATGCAGTTAAGTCATTGTTTTTAATGTCTTTTGAAACTCCAACTACTTTTAGCTGTCCACTAGTTGCCGACGTAGTCGAGTCATCTAGTTCTACACCTGATAAGAAGTCGTGTGTACTTCCTGCTGCATAAGTGATGTCATAGTTCATGAAAACATCAGTTTGTGCAGAAGCTGTTGTGTTGTCTGATTGTATCTCAAATCTTTCATATGGATCTGAAGATACAAAGCCTACGATATCTGTAGCAGTGTTAGATGCTAACAGATGGTTCGCAAACGTTGGTTTACTTGTATTCGCATCAGTAAAGAAAACTCCATTTAGAGCTCCTAGTAAAACATCGCCTGCTCCTGCTACGCCGATCGTTCCAGTATTTAATGCTTTTACTGGATCTTGACCGAATATAGCTGTTGCAGATGCTGCAATACTAAATTCTGCTAAACCTTGGTTATCTCTATTCTGACCGATTTTTCCTATCGCTCTTAGACCGAAAGGACTATCTTGGTTTGCCATAGTTTATCTCCATTGTTTAATTTAATTGATGTAACTAGAAATTGTTAAAAAACTATTTCTTCGTACCACCAAAAGTTACACGAGTATTTCTATCAACACTGATAGGCATACTTGGATGCTCTTCCCTCATGAGATCGTTGTCGAAAGCTTCGTTTTGTTCGCGAGCTTGTTGTTGATAATAAGCTGCGTATTGCTTTGCGATCTCTTCAGGTACTCTAGCGAGCACTAGGCCACCTTGACCGATCACTCCCTTGTATTTACCGTCTTGTACAACTGCATAGTCTGCTTCGTTGTATTCGTCAGCTCTAACTAGTTCAAAGCCAGATCTTAATCTACCTTGTACGTTAGCAGAGTCGTCGAATCCCATTGATTCAGCTCTAAGCCATCTGTGTACAAATCCTGCCGGTGCAGGGGGTGCATCTAATAAAGATGGTGGAGACCAGACTTTTGGTCGAGATTCTTTTTCTCTAGTCTGACTCGCACGTGAAGTTTTTTTATCTTGATTTTCCATGCTTATACTCCTTCCGTGATTTTCAATTGTTCCGCATAGTCTTTAAGTGGCACACCCAATTTTTTAGCAATTGCTACCTGTGAAGGCGTGAGTTTCACAATTTTGCGACTTGATGATTTACTAGCTCGCGTTGCCGAAGCAACAGTTTGAGTAGGTTTAGTCGTTTCCTTGGCAGCTACTGTATCAAACTTGTGCGGAAATTCAAGTCTTATTCTTCTATCTACTTCTGAATAATATTCTTCAGGTTCAGTATTAGGATCATATCCTTCAATTTCAGTCAATTGTCTATGTATTACTTTTGCTCCCTCGGTCATAATTGGATCTTTGTTGAACCAAGTATTTTTTTGAGCCCATTCTCTAGCTCTAGGATCTACTTGTCTTTGTGGTTCCACTTGTTCTTGAGGTTGATTTACTGGTGTTTCAGTTTTCTTTTCAGCTTGTCTTGCTTTTAAATCAGCAAGTCTTGCTTCTTCATAACCTAATCTTGAAATTTCTGCACTTGCAGCAACTTCTGCTTTTAGATCACTTTCTTCTCTAGCTTTTGCAAGTTTTGCAACAGCCGCTTCCATACCAGCCTTAATTCTATTTTCTTTTTCAGATACAAATCCTGTATCTAATTTTGTAAGTCTAGAACTAAGTTGTTCTTTTTCAGCTAAAACACTTTTTGCATACATGGTAGCAGCTTCTTCACGTCTTTCTGCTTCACGCATTTTTTTAGTTAATTTAGCTATTCTTCTTTTTACTCCTTCTGAGTATTCTTCTAATTCTTTCTTTTGCTCTGTCTTTTCTTTTTTATCATCTTGAACATCAGTTGGCTCATCAGATTTCGCAGATGCGTCATCGGCGCTACCACCGTCTTCAAGTTTTGTTTCACGTTCATTTTCATGTGATTTATCCTCCGCTGGTGTTTTATCTTCAGGTTGTTCTTGTACCAAAGTTTCTTTTGGTGGATCAAGTTCAACTTCTGCACCTGGACCGGATGTATCAATGTCAACTACTTTGTCTGTGTCTTGCATAGTATCCTCCTATGGTTAAAAATGATGAAGTATATCTTCGGGGTTATCGATTGTAGCTAATACTTCATCGTCATTTAGCAATCTTACTTCGCCCCCGTCAATTTGTATTCGTGATCCTGCATAACGTGCAAAGATCACCCAGTCACCCTTTTTGCACCAAGGGCCTTCTGGAAATTTTTCTTTGTCATAACAATGTGGACCCATCGCTAAAACTAATCCACATGTTGATGCTACTTGCTGTCTCTCAATAGTATCAGCTCCTAAATACAACCCACCTTTAGTTTTTTCTGCCATCTTAAATGGTAACACGACCATTCTCCAGCCAGTAGGTTGTGGTAATTTATTTGATTCTTTAGTTTTTAAACGCTCGTAAGCGTCAACTTCTTTTTTCTGTTCAGCTTTATTTTCTTTTTCGTATTTTTCTGCCAATGCATTTTTATGCTTTGGGATTTCTGTCTTTTCCAATATTGACGACTTTTCCGTCTGTACCATCTTTAGCTCCTTTGTTTAGCAGGTTGGATATTTCCCCTGAAATAAATTGGTAGGCGTGGGCCTGTCCTAACATGTACTTGTATTTTTCCATATTGTCAACACCACCACTTACCATAGTGTCACCCACTTGTTGGTAACGTTCTTTTAACATTTTTTGTACTTTTGTTATTAATGTAAGTTCATCCATTTCTACTTCTCCTTATTGATTCTTTCCCTTTTTTAAATATAGCAGCGACTTTTGATTTACCCATAACTTTGGCGCGCTGTTCACCAACAGTCAAGATTTGTATTTTTCTTGCAAACGGTTTAGATATCTTTTTAACTTTTGCAACAGTCTTACGAGCATCAGTAGGAGTCGCAAACTTAATTCCAACAGTGTCTTTAGGATTCTCATCGGTATATAATCTTCTACCTGATCCTTTAGGTTTTTTACCTGTGCCTTTTTTAGGATCAGCCATTATTGTAGTTTACCCCATTCATTAATTACTTCTAGTTTATCTTTTGCTTCTGCAATCTTTGCTAATAATTTATCTATCTCTTCTATGTGTTGAGGATGCTCTCCTATTCCAACAGATTTAAATAAATAAACATGTAGTGTTGCTTCAGCCTCAGCTATTTGAGCTTGATATCTTTTTTTTAATGCTTCTAACATTTCCATCGTCTACGTGCCTGTCTTAATCTGGAATTAGGATTAGCCGCAGCTTTAGGAAATTTTTTCATTTGACCTGCACTTCGTGCACAGTATGACTTTCTTCTTTTTGCTGCAGCAGAACCTTTTTTAACTTTTCCAGTTACTGCTGTTTTTAATTTTGAACCGGGATTTGCTCTTCTATAGGCAGCGACACCGGCTCGTGTCATACCTGCTCCAGACTTTGTAGGTCTAAAGTTTTTCTTATTTCTTGCTGGCATTACATCGCCGCCTCTTTTAAAACCTTGAAGCATGCTTCCGTAATATTTTTTATAACTTTGATTTTCTCCAGGACCGCCTTTTATAAAACTACCTGTATATTTTGTATTTGGCATTTTCATATTAGACCACCCATGTAAGCATTTTTTCTTTTTGCAAAAGTTGCAGCTCTACTAGGTGTAGGGCCTGTATTTGCTTTCGCTTGTTTTCTTCTTACGGCACCCGCACGTTGCCCTTTGCTCATCGCTCTTGCTTTTGCAATGGGCACGCATTTTGGATATTTTTTTCTTTTTTCTCCACCACTTCGTCCACACTTCGGGTATGAACCATCCGGCCGCCTGTTTGCAATATCGACCCAGTTCTCTTTTACCCATGATCGTAATCCTTTTTCAGCCATTACAGTTCAACAATAGAAGTCATATCTTCGTCAACAATACCACCCATGTTCATCTTCTTACGCTTTTTCTTTTTGCCACCAGGTGTAACTTTACCTGAGCAAACAGCTGATGCATACATATTGGCATAGGCCGACGGATACACTTTAAATTTTCGCTTCGCTGCGGCCTTACCTCTTGGACAAAGTTTTGCCATCTAACAAGCCCTTCTTCCTTTTTTGTAACCCATTCGTTTTGCAACTTGTGGTGCTACTTTTTTAAGTTTTCTTATTCCTTTTCCTTTTTTTCCTTTAGGTAATGGTTTCGGCATAAGTCTCCTTATTTATTTATTTTACCAGATTTTTTAGCTTTGCTTCCGAATCTTCCATAAGAATCATCTCTTGAAGCTTTTAATTGCTTCTTAGTTCTTTTCTTTTTGAT